TCATAGTTCCACCAGAAAATAATAATAATGCTATAATTACTTTAGTTACCATATCCGTTTGCTCTCACTTTATCTTTTAATTCCTCTATATCTTCTAATGCTTTTTCCATATCAGCTTGTAATCTCATAATATTTACTTTGTTATGTGCCATGTTTTCTAAATCTTCTGACATACCTTCTACTTGTTCTGATACAAATTCTAATAGCATAAACTGTTCCTGATCTATAGGAGTTTGGTCTGCGTTTTTTACAAGATCAGCTTCGAATAAAGTAGCTCTAGTTTCTATATTATTTAGTCTTTCAATAATACCAAAATAAGCCCAAACTGCTGTTGCAGTTATACCTAATAATCCTAATAGATTTTTAAGAGGTAATCCTATCTCTGTCTTTTCAGAAAGAGAAGGCATTACCTACAAATACATTCGCCATTGCAGTATTCACACATACTTTACTCCTTTGGATTATCTGTTTTAACTTGTGCGATTCTAGCTTTCCAAGCATCCATATCTTTATAGATCTCGTCTAACTGATCGCCAATATCACCATAAGCTGCTCTACGAGTTGCTCTTATTTGGTTATTGTTTTCTTCTGTATCACCAGCAGATTCAAATGTAGCAAGTTGATCGTTAGTTGGTTGAGCAATATCAAGATTCCATTCTTTAATATATGCACCATTACCATCTCCATCATCTTGCAACATAACATCTTTAGTAAAATCTACAGAAGATACTCCAAGAGAATCTGCGTAAAGTGTTATTTTAGTTGATAGTTGAGCCATTTGTTTTTCCTTTCTTTGTTAAGTTATTAATTTATATCCATTAAAAGTACAATGATTCCCAATATTTCTTGCTGAACCTGAACCTTGATAATAAGCAATCTGTACATAATCACCAGCACTGAGGTCTATTGTAATTTGTGTACTTAAAGTACCATAATTATCATTTACAAACCAAGCACCAGCATAAGATTGTATTGAACCATTTACTAAAATATATATTTCATTACTATTCCAATCGGCAGTTTCTGAAGTACGAATTTTTGTACTGATAAAATACTTTCCACCTTTACCACTAGGTACTGTAAATTTTCCAGTAGAGGTGTCATAAGCTGAATCTGTATCAAAAAGTTCTGAATCAAATATTACTATTGTATCAGCACCATTAGCACAAGACTGGTTACTATTTCTTCTAGCCATAAAAGCTGGAGTATTAGTTACAGCTACAGCACTAGGTAAAGCAGTAATTGATGTTATTGAGTTGTTGTTTAATCTAGTTATTGCCATGCTATGCTCCTATTAATTTAAATCCACCAAACCAAGTTCTTGGTTCTCCTGATTCGCCAGAAATATTTTGAGAACCTGATGAATTTTGTTTAACATATATTTCTATATAATCACTTGCAGATAAGTTCATAAGTGCAATGCCTGATGTATATTGATTAGAGTTGCTTCCACTTCCATAGTTAATTACTCTTACATACATACTCCCATTTTTATAAATATATGCTGATACATACTTGTTATCTTCTAAAGTTGCTTGTGAAACATGAAAGTAAATATAATACTTTCCATCTTCTCCACTTGGTACAACAAATTTTGAATCAGCAAAAGCATTATTAGTATCAAAATATTCTTCTGTAAATGTAATCTTTGTAGCACTATTAGCACTACACGAAGTGCTATCTGTTTTATTAACGTGAAAAGCTGGAGTATTGTTACCAGCTATATTGTTAGTAGTAATACTTCCTGATCCATTAGATATTAATAGGTTGTTTCCACCTACATCTTGTATTGTATTTACTTTAATAATTGATGTCATGTTATGCTCCTATTAACCTTTGACCACTTAACCAACTTTCTCTATAAAAAGTTTGGTTATCTCCATTATTTTGATTTACATAATACTCAATGTAATCTCCAGCACTTAAATTTCCTATCCAACTCCAACCTATATCAACTTCGTGATTAGTTCCACTTGACATTATTCTAACTGATGAACTTCCTGTAGTTGTTCCACCAGCATTAGATCCATTTTTATATAATCTTGCTTCTACTTTTTTTCCATCATCAAAAGATGTCAAATAAATATGAGCATGAAAAATATACTTACCACCTTTGCCTGTAGGTACAGTCCATTTATCTGTACTCCAAGCACTATCAGTGTCCCATAAAGGAGTAGACCATGAAGTAATTTTAGTCCATGTTGCTGTTGAAATTGTTTGATCGCTACCTTTTACAACCATAAAAGCTGGAGTATTAGTAATAGCACCACCACTAGAGATAACACCACTACCATTACTGGTTAGTAGTTCGTTACCCCCTAAGTCAGTTATTTGATTTGTTTTTAATATGCTCATTATGATATATTTGTACTTAACTGTATTACAGAAAAGCTCCCATTTCTTACAACAACATTTGATGGCCCGTTGTCATGTCTATATTTAAAATCTATTGTGTCATTAGCATCACATGGAACTATACAAGCACCAGCAAGTCTTAGGTTATCACCAAGATCATTATAACATTTTATACTTGCTATTTCCATTCTACCACCAGCGGCATAATTATTAGAACCTTCTAGTGTTACTTTACACACTTGTCCTGTTTGTGAAGTTGTGCTTGATTCAGCCATCATGTGAACAAAATATAGTCCAGCATTAGCACAAGTTATAACGCCACTACTGTAAGATACGCCAGTACCAATAGTAGTTACATTTTCCCAAGCTGTAATTGTAGTAAAAGATCCAGCACCTATAGTTTGTGAAGAACTCCAAGCACCACTATTATTTGGTTTACTATAACAACCATTACCAGTTCCAGATAATGGTAATCCATTTACTGTTGGTGTATTAGTAGAAAAATCTACTGTAGTTCCACTAGCAAATTTTATATTTTTAGATGAGCCACCAAGTAAAACATCAGAACTACCTGATATTGGCTCGATTGCATTTACTTCTATTTTACTCATAATACTACAAATGTACTCCCTGAAGGTATAGTTAAAGTGCCTGATACTGTGATAGTGCCTACTGCCATACCATTATCGCCACTCGCTAAACTAATATTGTTAAATGTCTGTCCGTTAGTCATGAAGAAAGTAGAGGATAGACTTGATGATGATACTGTTCCGTCAGTAGGTGTACCAATATCTTTACTATTACCAAGAACTCTACCACTAAAAGTATCTGTCGATAATGGAGCAGAACTAAATGTTATAGTGCTACCTGATATAGCATAATCTGAAGTGTATTGTACAACACCTGAAATAGATATTAAGGCATTAGCATCTGTCTGAGGAGTAACAGCAGTACCACCACTTGTTAAGTTAAATGTTGTTAATGATCCATTAAAGCCAGAAGATATATCATCTAAGATTGAATATTGTCCAGATGTGGGAGCTGTTCCAATGTATGCCATTACTTTAATACCTCTGTTGGAAATTCGTATGCTTGTACTTTCTCCACAGTATCTAAACCTTCAGTAGCATCACGAAGTTTTTGTCTATATTCTCTCATTTCTGAACTCATTGTTAAATCTGAACTTGCACTCCAATCTGTTTTAGATAATAAACCATTTCTTTTATTTCTTAAATTACCTAATGATAATTCTAAAGGAGTAGGTTCTGGATTAGCATCTCTCCATGCTTTTTCTTCTGCTTCTAAAACAGTTATTTCTTCTGCTGTTAATTCTTCAACAACACCATTTACTATTCTTGTTCTACTCATTTAACCTTTAATTCCATATAAAAAATAATAACCATAAATGTTTCCACTACTTAAAGTGAATTTAAAATAATTGTATGGGCTACTATTTTGTTGTTCAAAAGTTCCATTGGTAGCGTATGCTTCACCCCCACTATGTCTAAATCCAAATAAATAATTAATATATTTCCAAGTTGAATAAGCACTACCATTAACCCATAGATTTAAACTACCACCAGCAGTGCTGTCAGCAATAGAACCACCTATTACAGCTTTTCCATTATTTGTGGTTGATTGTTCATGCCCAAAAGAAGAACCTGAATATAAATTTCTATACACTTGTCCTCTTTTACAATCATTAGTAAAAGTACTTCCGTTATCATCTGATAGTGAAAATTCAAAATTTACTGAATTTGAAGAACCATAAATTCTATGACCAACAATATAAAAATGTTTATATGCAGTAGTTACAACAGAACTATTAAAAATTACTGCTGAAGTTCCACTACTAGCATCTACTGTACTTAACAATACCATATCTTGTGGTGTACCAGTTATAGTGCCAGTAAAAGCATAGTTAGCAGTAAGGTCTAACTTAGTATTACCTATTGCATCATCAGCAATCTTAGCTGTACTAACTGCTGTGTCTGCTATCTTAGCTGTAGATATAGATCCGTCTGCTATATCTGCACCAGTAAGTATAGATCCTGTAGGTGTTCTGCCTATATATCCCAATCTATGTAATCTCCATTATTGATAATGCTGCATCTATTTTTGCAGATACAGAACAATCAACTTTAACAACATCTGTAGTTTGTAATACCACCTTAGAACCAGTTAGTACTTCAAGAGTACCACCAACTGGAATAGGTGCATTTTTAACTACGAACACAGTTTGATTTGTTTCCGTATCAGAAGTATCTGATTCAATTTTAACACTAACATTTACTTCAGCTGTATGAATATTACATAGTAATAATCCTAATACTACCGAAGTAGTAGAACTTGGTACTGTGTATAGTGTTAAAGGTGTACCAGAACTAGATGGCATAGCATCATTAGTTTTTATTTTAAATGTATTAGCCATTCTATCCTTTCTAGCCTAATGCTATTGCTAGAGCTGTGGCATCATCTAATGAAGCTCCTGAACTAGCTATTGTTAATGTTTCATTACTACCATTATTATTTTCTGTAAAAGAAATATTTGATCCAGCTACTAGCTTACCATTAAGATAACCAGCAGTTGTATCATTACTAGATACTTTAACTAAAGCATCAGTATCGGCAGTAATACTTACCCAAGCACTTCCATTATAATATTTTAATGCATTGCTTGTGCTATTGTAAAATAAATCACCTTCATCTAAAGATGATGATGGATCACTTGATCCAATTCTATAAGTATTGGCAAAACTATTAACATCTGAAATATTAGAAGCAACAGTAGTAACATTAGAATTATTACCAGCTACTGTGGTTACATTACTAGATATTCCAGCAACAGTAGTAACATTTGATGATATACCAGCTACTGTATTAATATTTGATGAATTAGAATTTACTGTACTAATTGCAGAGTTCATTCCAGCTACTGTCGTAACATTAGATGAAATTCCAGCAACTGTATTTACATTCGTAATATTTGTTGCAACTGTGTCCATGTTAGTTACGTTAGAACTTGTAGCTAAAGTATTCATATCACTTACAATATCTGAAGTAGCAAGTGTATTCATGTCAGATACTACATCGGCAGTACCCAGAGTATTCATATCTGCAACAACATCAGCGGTTGCTAAAGTATTCATATCAGAAACTATGTCAGCTGTGGCTAGGGTATTCATATCTGATACAACATCAGAAGTACCTAATAAGTTCATAGCAGTTACAGTTGCAGAACTACCTAAAACATTCATGTCATTAACAACATCAGCAGTTCCTAAGATAGCCATATCTGCTACAGCGTCTGCTGTACCTAATCTACCTATTTCTGTGGCTTTACCAGCAACAGCACCTATATCAGTTGCATCAGCTGCAACAGCATTAATATTAGTTGCATTACCAGCAACAGCAGTAACATTAGATGCAATACCACTTACTGTAGTAATATCACTAGCAATACCAGCAACAGTTGCTACATCTGTAATTGATTGACTAAACTCTAAAGCAGTACCACCACTATTAACTGTTAATATTTTATTGGCTACTAATTCTGGAAATATTAATCCATAAGCAGTAGATGTGGTTGAGGCTGCTCTTGGAGATAAATTAATATCAACAGTTTGTTGTTGCATCATTGCAACAATTTTATCTAATTCTGTGTTTAAAGATTCGACTGGGAAAATACCAGTAGTAGCAAAATCAGTAGTTCTAGATATAGGTAAATTTCTAGTAATAGTATATTTGTCATTAACTGTGGCACCACCACCTAGTGTAATTGAACCACCACCAGTAACTCCAGCACCAGTAACTCTGTACTGAGTAGCAGAAGAAGGACTGGCTGCCAAAACTAAAGTGGTAATAGCACCATCAGCTACAGCAGTTTTTTTAACTATTAGATCAGAATCTGCAAAAAACTCGAAAGGAACTGTAAATGAAGTTTGACTAGCAGTTGCTGTATATTGTACTCTAGGTGAGGTGTCTGATATTGCTATTGCCATTTATCTTAATACTTTTTTCTCCAATTGATCGAATAATGAATCCAAAAACCATACATTCTGGAATGGTACTAGTCTACGCACATTCCTTGCTGTGTGATGGTTGTATTTACCAGTTCCCCATGTCCACATAACATCTGCAATATTTGTAATTTGACTTGCAGTCGGGCCTAACACATCAGGAATAGGATTATTTAATATATCTTTATATGTACCATAAGGTTTTTTACCACCTAATAATGGTCTTAAACCTATTTGATTATTACCTAATCTTTCTATTGCATTATTTATATCAGAAAAAATACCACCTAATCCTGATCTATCAAAACCATCTACTAGTTTTTGACCAAAAGGTTTTTTACTATAATCTCTACCAAATTGATGTTGTCTAAATGCATCTACCATCATACCAGCACCCATTAATAAGAAAACACCTTGCATAAAATTCATGTCTTTTTCTTGTAATCCACGCATTAACATTCTTTGTGTAGCAGCAGCACCAAATTTTTTAAACTGTGCTATAGCACCACCTATTTCACCATTTGCCCAGAGAGGAATATCTCCTTTACTTGGAGTAACAATATCTACATTTACTTGTTTAGATAATCCTTGATGATATATTTCAGCAGCTTTTTTTGCTGCTACAGTATCGTCCCAAGCATCACTATTAGCGACACGCATATATTTAAAATCATTACCATCTGCTTTTGTTGCTATTTTACCATTTTTACCAACACCATGTTTTTGATATTGTTTATATATCTCTCTAGCAATACTATCATCTATTCCTAAAAAACTTAATCTAGCTCTATTGAGCTTAGATATTTTTTTTCCTAATGCTATTTTTTCTACATTTTCTATTATTCTAGTACCATTATAAAAACCAGCCATAGTTTTTACTGAAGCGTTCCATGGGTTACTAGCATTTAAAAATGTAAAATAGACATTTCCTACTTTGCTCATTCCTCTTTCCATTTTATTAAATACACCGAAAGCATCTTCCATACCATACATACCCATTGCTCTAGAACTATCTATCATGTCTAATGCTTCACCACCTAACTGTGTAGAGTTTTTAGACATTTTAAGTATTTCTTTAGCCATGCCACTTTGGAACATTTCTACTTGTATTTTAAATGTTTTACCCATGCCATTAATCATAACTAATCTAGCTGTATCTACTACTTGTGCTATACCAGTAAGCATAGTTGTAGCATTATACAGCTTCATCATTCTAAGACCTCTACTAAAAGTTCTATTAGGATCTTGTGCTAAACCATATGTTCCTCTAATTAAATGTATAGAAGCATCTAAATCTTTTAAGATGCTTATTTGTTCTTTAGTTAAATAATCACCTATTGGTTTTGCTTTTGCATCAAATTTTTGATTATAATATCTATTATAATTACCATTTTTTCTTAACATATTGTCAGTAATTTGAATTAAACCTTCAGAATATTGATTGGTTGTTGACCATCTAGTTCCGTACCCCATAGGATCACCAAATACTTTTGTTATTTCTATATCAGGAACTACTTGATTAAAATAATGTCTTTGTAGAAGCATTATGTCATCTTCCATAAATCCTTCTTTCATTAATCTTGTATAATCAATATCTAAATCTCTCCCTAAAAATCTACTAGATATTTTATTAACTTCTCCTATTGCTTCATCTGGTATTTTAGTAAGTACATCATCAATATCTCTTAATCTAAGAGTAGGTTGATATTGCATAAATGATTCAATAATATCGTCTATTAAATCGTTTGTTTGCTGTATAGACCATTTTTTTTTGTCATCATAAAATCTTCCAGTTACTTTGTTTAAATCTTTATTAAGATTTCTACCCATTAATTTTTCTAATTCTTCTCTCATTATTTTTTTAAAAAGTTCTGGATTAGCTTCTATTGCATCTCTTCTGTATAATGGATTAATATAATTTTTTCTAAGTTGTATTCCTGTGTTTTGCATTAATTCTAATTTAGATTGAATTTTGTTTCTGATAGCTATTAAATTCATTAATTGATTACGATCTGTTTTTTTATTTGATTCCATTCTTCTAATAAAACCATTTAATCTATCAATTTGATATGTATGCCATGCAACAGCTATACCACTTTCTTGATATTCTTTTCCTAATGGACCATAAAACAAATCTTCAGTATGTTTAGCAGCAGCTCTTACTTCAGGTGCAACTGGTAAATTAGGATTTAATCTAGCTCTAGTTACAGCAGCAGAAAATTCTCTAGGTGTCATTACACCAGTTTTTTCTAAGCCTGTACCTAATTTTGTATTAATAGTTTTTTCTAAAATATTTTGTTCATTTTTACCAAGTCTTTTTAGATAAGTATTGTATTCAGCCATAACAGCATCATCACTAATCTTAATCATGTAATGACGAGATTTTACTTTTCTTTCAATAGTGGGTCCAGATTGTATTCCTTCAAAATTACCTTTAGTTAATAAAGGACTTTCTAATACAGTAGTAATAAAATCTTGTTGGTCTAATTCACCTTTATTTAATACTCTAAATACTGGTGTAAACCCAGATTTTTCTCCAAATATACCTAACCCAGTAGTTTCAATTTGATTAGCTTTTATCCATTCTGTTTCAGTTCTAACTTTTCCTATTTGAGCCGCACCAACAGATTTATCTTTATAAATACCACCACCAACATATTGGCTATTAGAATAATGTGTGTCCATGTTATCTAATTTATCAGCAGTTTCATCAAATTTCTTACCAGCTAATTTATTATTAAATGATGGAAATAATGCTGGGATAACAAAACCACTTGCTGTTATTAAAACAGTATCTTCCCATGCTCTTGTATCGCTTAATCCCTGTTTAATACTTTCTTCAACAGTTATCATACTTCCTAATTTAATTGATTTTGATAATTTATTACCAGTAAATAAAAAACTACCAGCTTTTGTAAATGCAAAAAGACTAGTAGGATCTGTAAATCCACCTAATATTCTACCTACTATATAAGAAGGAGAACCTTTTTGGTTTTTAGCATTTTTAATAAATTTAGAAATTAATCTTGTAGTATGTTTTTTACTTTTACTATGTAAGAAATTACCTATATATGGTTCTAATCCTTTAATTTGAGAATCTTGGAATATATTGTAATTAGTATCTCTTACAAATTCTGTATCATCTTCAGCTACACTAGCATCTACAATATATTTATAACCAATTCCAAATATGTTTTCATCTGCCCAACCAGCTCCTATATCTCTTAACCCTTGAAAATAATTTATGGGATCTGTAGGATCAGGTCTACCACTAATATTGGGTCTTCTTACATTTTGATCTCCTAAAGGACTAAACTCTCCCATTAATCTAAAACTGACTTATTTTTTTTACTAATTTGTGGGGAAGCCGCAATTTGCAATTCAGGGAAATAAGTCATTTGACCTTGCGACCAAGCAGTAATAAAACCACCTACATCTTCCATCATTGTTAGAAAACCACCCATTCCATTTGCATTCATGCTTTCAGCATCATTCCATAATTCATTTAATAATGTTGGTTCATATTGTTCAATTTCTTTTCTATTAGGACCACCTAATATTTTAGGGCGATCTTCTGAATAAAATTCATTAGAACCTGAATTATAACTACTAAAAGTACCTAACCATTTTTCATCTCCTGTTTCTATATACATTTTTAATGCTTTTTGAAATCTAGGACCAATCCAAGAACTACTATTGTATGCTAGTTTTATTAACCCAATAGTTAAATAAGCATTTTTATTTGTTGCTAATTCATTAACAGGAATACCAACAAGATCACTTACTATATTTAATTTTTGATCTATCATTTTCATCATTACAATATTATTATCTTTTCTAGTTAAAGATTGTTCGCCAGTTAATAATTTATCAATATTATATCCAAGATTTTGTAATTCTTTAATAACAGTAGGATCTTTTAATGATAGCCCAGTACCAATAGTAGGATCACCAATTTCAGACATCATTAAATCATATTCTGCTTTATGTATTTTACTATCTTTAGCTGCCATTTCTATTGGTCCACCACCAACACCTCTAACACCGGGAATAAATGTTTTATTTCTATCTGCTGTATATCCAGAATCATATGCATAAGAACGAAAGCCACCTTCTTGGTCATTAATAGTACTAAATAATATACTTGTTCCTGTGTCTTCAAATCCTAATGCTGTTTGTTCGCTTCCTTCAAATTTACCAGATATAGTTTCATCAAAAATTCCTTCTTCTTTTTGTTGTTGGTATGTAAGAAAATTAATTTGATTTTCTTGTAATTGTCTTTCTACAGTATTCATATCAAACTCTACATCTGGTAGCCAATCTATGTCATTAAACATTCTAGCTACATCTTCTACACCATTTTTTCCTTTGTTATATCCATTATACATAAGGTTAAACATTCCTTTTAAAGTAGACATAACAAATGGCACTTCTGATACTGGATCAAACATATATTTTTGAGTAAATGATTCAGTTGGAAATGTATTCATCCAATTTTCCCAAGCCTCATTTTGAAATTCTGCTCTAACTCCTTCTAAAGTTAAAGAACCATTTAATGTTCTATTTGCTTCTGGTTTAAAACTTATATCTGGATCTGTTGGATTATTTAAAGCCATAAACAATCCATCTCCATCTAAGTCCATAGATATTCTATATGTTGGATCTCCAATACTTCTTGGATCATAATCAAATCTAATTCTTCCGTTATCCCAAAGACCTAATACATTTTCTGCTGTCCAAAAATCTTCACTTACACCTAATGCTAATCTTTCTGAATTTGACATTCTTAAACCTCTGTTAATAATAGTCATTGTTGCATCTGATTTAATTTGATCTTTTGTTAATCCTTTTTGAGTATAAGTTTGAAACATTGGAAATTTTACTAGCTGACCCATTATTGCATTGACCATCCAGTATTTTCATCATAACCCCAACCTTGTGATCTTAAAGTCATTAAAAGATAAGGTAATTGTTTGTTTATTTGGTTTCTAATTACTTGTTCACTTAATCCTCTAGTGCTGTCTATACTAGACGCTAATCTTGTATATATTTCATCACCAGCTAATTCCATTACTAAATTAAATTCAGGTATTAAATCTGCATCATCTCCAACCAAATTAATTTCAGGATTACCAGTTAATAATCCTTGATCTGTAAAAAATAAACCATACCACGGACCATCTTCTTCTCTATCTTTAAAATAATCAGCCATCATACCAGTAAGGTCTATATCATTATCGTTAATAAAATTTCGTATATCTGTTATTCTTTCATCTAATTTTGTTTGATTTGGTAAATATTTTGCTGTCCATTGTTCTACAATAAATTTTTCATAATCAGCTATATCGATAGTATCATTTATTTCTCTTTCATTTAAATTTAATCTATCAGGATTTGTTTTATCTACTCTTAGAAATTCTTGGTGTAAATCTACTAATGCTTCAAATGCTTTATTAGCTTTTTCATCATCTCCTAATGGAATAGGGAATCTACCATTATTTAAATATAAATTATTTGCAAATGCAGCCATATTTCTTAATCTAAGTCTATCATCTGCTAATTCAAAATTAAAAGTGTCATAAGTATCAAAATACTCTAATAACATACTAGGTGCAGAGCCATATTTATCTGTTATCTTTACTAAGGCATTAGTTAAAAAATTATTATTAGAAATAGGTTGGTTAGTTATAACAGTATCAAGATCCATAGATAGAAAATCCTGATATGTTGCTTCTGGATTTAATATACTAAAGACACTATACATATTACTCATCATTACTCTATCTGTAAATTCCTCTAAAGTAATTTCTACACCTTTGTCTTGTAACCATTTTGTATTCGTTTGAAGTGTTTTTATTATGTCGCCTTGCGTGAAATCCTTGTTTATTATAAAATCATAATTGCCAGTTTCTTTACTTACTTTATATGTTCCAATACTTTTGGACACTGAATCAATTTGTAATTGAAGTAAATTTTCATTTTGTAAGTTTGTTAATTGACTTTCATTAAAACCTTGGGATATTCCATATGCTCGTAACTCGCTAGAATCCCAAGTTGATCCATTTTTTATGGAGGCTATTATATTTTTTACTTCTTCTTGTTTTCCTACTTCTAATATTGTATTTTGTTTTAATACATTTTTTTCGTTTTTTTGATTCCAATCAGTAGTAAATTTTTGTACTTGCTCTAAAATAACCATTCTATCGTTTCTGTCAGTGTCTTTTAAAACACTTGCATCTTCTTCATCATGTGTTGGATTGTCTAAATAATTTTCTCCCCATTTGGCATGTTTATCATTAACTTTAGATACTTCTGTAATATAATCTTCTGGATATTCCCCATTAGCTTGAATCATATTAGAATCATCTACTTGTGCTTGTATTAACTCTTTGTTTGCTATGCTAATTAATCTTGTTGTTTCAGCTTGTATCATTACAGTTTTTGCAAATACATCTGGCGTTCCAAATTTATCAGCTAACAAAGCCTGTATACTAGAATCTACAGAATCATAAAAAGTTTCATAATCACTTATTTCATCTGCCATTTGAGGTTTCAAACTTTGCGTAAAATAATCTTGCATTTCAAATGAGTTTTTATTCATAATACCTTCATTCATATCAGCAAGAAAATTTGAGTGTTGTTTTTGCCAATTTGAAAATTCTAATATTTCTTTTTGAGCTTTAGCTTCTTTCCAAATATTATCCCCATATTCAAATGCTATATTACCTGTGTATTCTTTTGCATATTCTTTAAACCTAGTAGGTGCTGCAGTAATAAGAGTATTTCTATAAGTATCAGCTTCTTTTGTGAAAGCATCAGGATCATCATAATGTTTTCTTGCAAGTTCTAATAAATGATTTCTGCTTTTAAGTTTAAAATCTGTTTTCCAAGATAATTCTTCTTTTTTAGCTTCTCTTTCTGCAAAGACATCTAAAACAGCTGATGCATTTTTTGCAGCTAACCCTATTGGATTTTCACCACTATAAGTATCAACAACTCCCATTCTACTTTGTATAGAACTAACTGTTGCTTGTTTTTGTTTTTCGCCTGATGTTAATGCCATTAACTATACCACTTATAATTTCCGTAACCATTTACTAATTGTGCAACTGCTGAAGTATAGCCACCAAATGTAACTGCCTGAGTTCTAGCTTCATTTTCAAAAACTTGTTGTCTAAATTTTACATCAACAGATTTTCCCATTAATCTAATATCTGATATATCTTTATTTCTATTTTCAATAACTTGTTTATTCATATTTAAAAAAGACATACTATCATCTGCATACCCAGCTATAGATTGGTAAGCTAAGTTATTAGCTATTTCTTTTTTAGCATATTGAGTTCTAGCATTTTCTTCTTGTAAGGCTGCTAATTTAGCCATTTGTGATTCTGTTTCTATTCTATAATTTTCTCTATTAAGAGCAGCTTGTTGCGATCTCATAGATGATAATGTTCCTACAGCTGATATCCCAGATGATATTAACATTAATGTTGCTGCATTAGCACTCATGCGAATTGTATCTCCATTGCCAATCCTAATACCTTTAGAGGTAGAGGACTATCTTGTGATATTGTTATTGTTGGTGATTTACTATATCCCAGAAAAGTAAATTCTTTTTTACCACCTACTGATGCTAAATCTGTACCAATATTAAAATCTGCTTGTTGAATTATTAATTCTTTAGATGTTAAGTCAGCAGCTTTCATTGTTACGTCTAACCCCCCTGAAATATCTATTATAGCTTTATTAATCCTTCTTGGCTGTCCTGTCAATGGTCCAGTATCAATTTCTTTATCAATAGGCATTGTTTCTAATATAGGCGTAAAGTTATATCCTACTCTAACGCCTGTAGGTTGTGGAGCATTAGCCAAAGTAATTCTATTATTAGCATCAATAGTATATGATCCCAACGCACCATTTCCATAAACTGCTTCTACAACATTTGTGGCTTCGTAAATAGCATTAACAGTATGTACAAATCCTTTTACTATTGTAATTACAGCATTATCTGAAGGAGTTGCCGCTAATGATTTATCTAATTGTAAACTATATTCATTTGTTGCTGTATTAGTTACTGCTTGAATAGTGTATTCTGTAGCATTCCCAGCAATAGTAAATGTTTCTTGAATAGCTGGTGCAGTAGTAATCCCATCCATTAATAATGTTGTTCCTGATTGGCTACCACCTTTTACAGCTGGTGATCCTTTTTGATATACTGTAGTAGTTGTACTACAATCTACAGTTATTGAATCATCATTACTAAACTTTTCTAATAAATATTTAGTACCTGAAGGTAATATTCTTTTAGAAACAACAAATAAAAATTCATTAACAGAAGTTATACTATAAAACTTATCATTTGTTTTAGTACTCCATATAGTCCAACCAGCTATTTTTTCATCTCTAATACTATGAAAAACTCCTATTTGCCCATCTAATGTAGTACCACTATTAAGGAAATAAGCAAATTGCTCTGGTCTTTCTTCATTACCAGTCATCATTGTAATATCTTTAGGATTGTCAATAACTTGAGAAGATAATACAGAAATACTATTAGATTTATATGCTTGTTCTAAATCTGAAAAAACATACTCACGAATTGACTTGCCATTTTTAGATGTAAAAATAGTAGCACCATCAAAAGGAGTTGGTTTTGCTCTATTACATCCATAAGGTGTTTGTCTTAAAAAAGATATACTTGCTGGTGTAATAGCACTGTCTGTACTTTGTGGAATATAATATTCTCCAGAATCTGTAAAGATTTGTAAGTTTCTACCTGATATTAAATGCCTAATTTCATTTACAGTATCAGCAGTTATATTAACATTAATTGCTTCATTGGCTAATCCTGTACCTAAATCAAAACTAAAGTATGCTCCTATCTCTGATGCTATAACAGAAGAAGGTGCATCTTTTATACCAGCAAACCAAATTCTATTATCATGGAAAGTAACTGCTTGAGGATAACCTCTAACAGCAGATATTAATTGTTCTTCCCAATCTGTTTCAGCAGTCGTTGCAGCTAATGTTTCTAAAATTGTTACAGCAACTTGAGTTCCACTTGTATACCCAGTTATTTTACATTGTTTACCACCAATCCGAATATATGTTCCATTATGGTCTGAGGTAAATACACTTGAACTTGCAGTAACAGTTACTCCTGTACCACTTGTTGCTGCTGGTGTTAAAGTAATAGTAGGTTCTTCATATTTATAAAATGGTTGTAATGTTTTATTAATACCACCTACTGTAACACTGTCGTCTTCTTCAAAGGCATATAAACTTGCTGAAAATGTAGAAGCAGCAGTTCTTTTAATTTGTACAATGGGATTGTTTCTATGACAGATAAATACTGTATCAGCAAATTGAGCATAACTTAATTCAAAGAGTTGTGCTGTAGTCCAATTACAATTACTTGTAATGTTAGATGCTATTGCAGTACCACTAGAATTGTAAACATCTAGTCTATTATTAGATAAAGCAAAAATTGCTACTTCGTCTTCTGCAAAAATAAAAGGAATAATTCTAGCTTCTGCTGGTAGTTCTGCTGTAAATTGTGTGGCTGGTCTACGCATGACACCACCTTCATCTAAAAGATACCAGTTCTTACATTGCCTAGCACCTTCAAAATATGCTTTAGCATCTGTTCTTGCGTTAAGTAAAGGGTTAAGCTCTCCAGCTGAAAAGTTGGTAAATACTTGTCTGACTTTTCTGGGCATTAATAATCAACAAGCCCACTTCGACTACTCCTTCTCTCAGCTATAAATCTTGTAGTATTTAACTTCTTAGTAGTTGTTTCTTGAGAAGCAATATTTCTAGCTTTGATTAACTGTCTTTCTGCTTTAGTTTCATAAGAATTAATTAAGTCTGCATCTCTACCTAAAGAACCACCATAAGCACTAGCTAGTTTATATATTAAAGCTAATCTAAAATATGTTGGGAATAAAGATTCATCCTGTCTAAATACATAATCCATATATACTTTACTACTAGAACCATATCCATTTAGATAAATTTTATCTTCATATCTAGCATAAGGAATAGGATTGTCATTATTAGTTACAGTCATAATTGTAATAACTGCTGGATCACTAGGCATTTGATATGCGTATTCATATCTAGTTGTTGGAGCATCAGCCAATAAAGATAATTGTTTTTGACCCATAGCAAATCTCCAATGTGATTCTGCTAAAGTAGATTCTACTACTTCTTCATAAATAGTATTTGTAATTAAGGCTTCTGTAGAGTTATCAGTAAAAGAAGATATAGGATTAGCTCCTACTAATACTAAAGCTCTTGAGGCAATATCTACTTTAGTTACTGCCAATATTAAAACCTAGGACTTGAAATTAACATATTTTTATTACCTCTTTCGTTTAATCCTTGAGGCATAACTATATTTAAATTTTTTCCTTGTATTGTTGTTATTCCATGTTTAAGATTTAAATATGCAGCTATTTGTGAAAATTGTCTTTGTTGTTTTCTAGGATCTTCACTTAAAAGAATAGAATCTAATATTGCAATACCTCTTCTAACTTCATCTAAATCTTTACCACTAATTTGTTTTGTACTAGCAAAAAGATTATTATTATCATCTTTAAACCTAGTTACATAACTACCATTAGAATCTTTTTTTATTTCTACCGCTGCTTCTTTAGGTGTAGAAGATTTTAGCATAGATGCAGCTAACGCACCAGTTGCAGCTAATCCTAAAGCACCACCAACACCAGCACCTATTTTAGCACCTTTTATTGGATCTTTTGCACTTACAAAGCCTGTAGTTGCTCCTAAAACAGCACCACCAAGAGTAGGTGCGGCTGCCATTCCACCAGCTAATCCTAAAGCACCACCAGTTGCGGCAGCAGTTCCTCTTGCTACTCTTTTTGCAGTATCTCTAACTTTTGGTCCAGCTTTTCTACGAGCTTTAACAGATGCAGCTCTAGCAGTTTCTTTAGCTTTATCTACTGCTGGTTTTGCTTTTTCTTTTACTTTAGCAACTGCATCTTTAGTTTTATCTACTGCTTTTTTAACAGCTGGTTTTGCTTTAGCAACTGCACCAGTTACTGCAGCAGATCCAGTAACTTTTTTTGTGTTTACTTTTACTGCTTCTTTTAATTTGTTTGTTTGTTTTGTAGTTACATTAATCGCTTTTTTAAGACTTTTATTTTTAAGTAATTTTTTCGCTAATGCTTTTGCTGCTATACCTATTGCCATTTTTTACCTTTCATTGTGTGGGGGATTACTCCCCCACATCTAAATAAATTATGCTAGTAATACTGTATTTAGGTTAGATCCACCATCGTTTACAGATACAATTAATATATCTACAACAGCGTTTGATCCACCACTATTTACAATAATAATATCTCCAGCAGTTAATTCTTTGTAAGACAAGATAAAATAATCATCGTTGTCAATATCCCCAATAGCATCGCCATCGGTGTAATACCACATTGAATTGGAATCACCCATCTGGGAGATTTTTTTTACGGGGTTTGCTAATGCGTAAGCCATATTTTTATCTCCTTATTATTCTGCACACTTCTGTACACGAATACCATTAGTATCAATTAGGATTGAACCCATTGATAGGTATGATGTTAATAGATGAGCTACTTTCTCAGGAATGTAGTTTACTTCAGTTCTAACTTCAGAACCCACACCAAGACCCATTGATGACTTATGCCATGCAATAGTATGTCTGTCTGTAGAGCCAGAAGTATCAAGACCTGAATGAACAAATGTTAAGAAACCTAAAAATCTCTTAGCAGTATAATTCATTCCAGCAAAAGGTAATTGGCTAGGACCAATGTAGTCTAGGTTTGACCAGTTATCTTCTGCAAGCAAATCTCCCCATTGAGTTGGACCAATAGCCCAATATCTCTGGTCATCATCAGGAACATCGTTGTTCCCAAATAGAGCTTGCATATCTTTGAACTTTGCAACATTCATATCAGTTGCTACAGATGCACCATTTGCACCAGCATTGTTTGCTACTGTAGTAGCAGAAGACATTGCTGTTGTAATGATACTGTCAGTCTTACGACCAAGAGCATATGCTGCGTTATTCGCAATAACTGCTCTTTCGTCTATGTTGGTTTTTAGCTCGTCTAATTTATCCACATAGTCTGATGCATAGTAATCAGCAAGTGTTGCTGTTACGTTTGTGTGTGAAATATTCATCGCTACAACCTCAGCGTGTCTTGCTTTAGTTGTTGCTTCTCCTGTTCCTACTTTTTGGAACTTAACGGATTCACCTGATACACCATTAACTGTACGGATTAAATTTTTGAGCTTACTTCCCATTCTTTGGTATGCCATATGTACTTCAGCTTCAAACTGAGTAATAAAAGCATTACTTATAGATGCACTCATTTTAACTCCTTTTAAGTTATTTGTTTATGTAAAAAGATTATCTCGTTTGGAAGCAATCGTTATCCTTTTCAGGGCGATCCTAATGCCATCTGAGGTCTTATTAAGTTATCAGTTACATAGATAACTTAATAATTCAACGCACAAATTTAAATGATTTAATATTTTCTGTAGGAATTACAGTAAGATCACCAACATCAGTATCATTATATGACATATAAACTATTGTTGATTCTTTATTTTTTTCTAATAAATAACCTTCAGTAGTATTTATTGCTGGTTTATATAGTTTTGCTTCACTAGGAGAAAGCCATTCAGAATGGCTGATAGCATCTCTCCATAGTATTTTAACTTTCTTACGCTTTTTTTTGCGAATATTTTTCGTAAAGGTTAGTAACTTTTTTGATATATGCTGGATCTTTTGCTCCATCTTTCCAATACCTTTCATCAGCCATCATTGATCTTAAGTCTAAAGGATCAAGAGATACATCTACTTTAGTTTCTGTACTAGGAATAGGAGCATCTTTGTTAAGGCTCATTATTTCTTCTATTGCTTTAACCCCATCAGCAGTACTGGCTATATTAGCCATAGCTGCATAACTTGATTCAGTTAAATTTTTTTTTGCCCATAAATCAGCAGATTCAATTCTTTGTGTAGCATTCTCGCCTAATAAATTTATTTGTGTTTCTTTATCAGGTAACCCAGAAATTTCATTATTAACAAAAGCCTCAATGCCTTTATTAAAATCATCGTTACTTAATCCTTTTGATCTAGCAGTTTCTTCCCACCATTTCAATAAAGGTTGTTCTGGATCTACATCTACTTGAACACCATCAGGTAGTTCGGGTATTTTTATTTCGTATGATTCAGGTGCTTGACCTTTAATGTCTGCTAATACTTCTTCTCTAATAGTACCAGCCAGTTCATCTGTTCTTTGACCTAATTTTTTTTCTAATGCTTTATAAGAAGCACCCATTTCTTCTACATTGATTTCACTTAATTCACTGTTCCAAAATTTTTCAGGAACATAAGAAGGAATATCAGAAGTACTTTCTTCTGTTGTATTTTCTTCTGTCGTATTTTCATTTACTTGATCTTCACTCATTGTTTGCACCTCGTTTTATTTTATTTTTAATAATGTGTAATAAATATCTCTGTCCTTCCAAATGCCATAATGTTGAATCAGTGGCTTGTGGAGTACATATACTATTTATAGTTATAGATTCTAAATACTCAATTACTTTTTTACCATTAACTTGATTAAAGACTGAAGTAAATATCTGATCTATTTCTGTAGATTCAGGTTTATTGGATTTCTTGTTCTGTAGGTCTTTCCAACTCATTAGGTTGCATATTAGCTTGTTGTTGTTGCGATTGCAACTGTTGAACAACCTCTTGTTGCTCTTCTGTTGTTCGTATTAATTTTTCAGGTAAATTCATTTTATCTACTAAATACCTAGCTATTTCGTCTTGTTTTACTACCATGTTTAACATTTCTGGCCCGAATGTAGTTCCAAGTATTTCTGAAAATCTCATAACATCAGCTATATCTTGTTGATGTTGTGCTTTAGAAAGAGGTGATGTAGATACTACTTTCACTTCTCTATCATTAACTGTAGGTATTTTTATCTTACCTTGTTTAGTTAATATTCTAATTACCCTTCTTAGTAAGGGTGTTACAAACTCTGATTGTAATCTTCCGAATGATGATCCTATTTGTCGTGATAGATCAGACATTCTTTCTGCTACTTCAGTAGCTGACATTGGTGTACCTTCAGGTCTACCTAATGTTTCCATGTATAAAGCCTTTTTAATATTTGCTCTCATATCTCCTAAGATTAATTGAGCTACATCAAATCTACCAGCTGCTGGTAGTGCTTGTAATCCTCTGCTGTTTGGTGCTACAGGGATTAGACTACCGGGCTGTAGTGCAATATTTTCTGGGTTTATTACTCCATCATCTTCAAAAGTATAGATACCAGATATACTCATTTGAGCATTTTGTAAGATGAGTTCTACTGTTAAGTTTGTAGTTTTAATTGCAGCCATTGCATTAAATACTGGACCACGACCATAAACTTCTCCTGATGCTTTGTTCCATCTAAACGCAATATAAGGATTTGAACCAATACCTTTTAATTCTTTTTCAAAAATCATTTCTTGCATACTCATACAAACTACACAGTACTTAAATCTTTCTTCATTAGGCTTATCGTATAATTTAAAAACACCTTCAACTATTTTAGCTTTACTATGCCCATCATCAGAAATCTTCTTCATCATTTCAGGAGACATTTCTGCTTTAGGATATGCTGTTTTAATCTGATTATAATTAATATATCTAGTTCTAAAGACTGTATCTATTTTATTATCAGGTCCATTGTTAAGCATAACTCTTGGTAAAGGTATAGCTTGAAAGTTTATAGGATTAAGACTATCTCCTTCTTCTACTAACAGAACAGAAGTTCCAATAGCTAAGTCCATGAATGCTTCATGTACTTCTTGATTAAAGTTAGATCCACCTAATATTTCAAATACATATTCAGTAATAGCATCTAACTGTTCATTAACTTGTGGTATTGCATCATCTGGTATTTCAGAACCAGCTTCAAAGTTTGCCCAACGACCATATGTTGGAACCATTCCAGCTTGTAGTCTTGATGCAAATTCTTGTATACCTACTACAGCTGTTTCATCAAATATTTTATCTGTTCTTCTTTCGCCTATAGTTTCGTCATAAAAAGATTCTCTTTGAGGCATAGTATATTCATATGCTTCTTCATACTTATCTTTCCAATTATCAAATATATATTCAGCATCTTTAAATTTTTTAATAAAAGAAGCTACTCTTGGATCGTTTCCACTATAAGGAGTATCATCTTCTGCTGTTGGTAAATAAGGCATTATTTCATTGAACCTAAAAATGTTTTAGCTGAAGATACTAAAAATTTTCTGTTAGGACTACCACCAGTTTGACTTGCTGCTAGTTTTTGTATTCTAGCTAATGCTTTTTTATCTCCTCTTGCAGCAGCATCTTGATCGCTTGCTAATTTGGGAGTATCTTTTATAGTAACAGTTTTAGTTTTATTATTATTTTGATTAGTTGTTACACCTCTGTTAGTGCTTTGATTATTTTTATTTAAAAATTCACCAATATAGTCAGCATATGGTTTCCTACTAGACATATATGCAGCAGTATAAAATGAAGGCATACCAGTAAATCCTGTAGCAATAGCACCAGCTATTTGTTTAAATCTTTGTTGTGAATCATACATTTGTCTAGATAAAGGCATTGGTTCTCTTTTAGATGCTTCATATGCACCTCTAGTTGCATTTGTAAATGTTAATCCTTTATCTGTTTGTACTCCAGCCATAAAACCACCATCAGCTCTGACAGTTCCTAAACCTTGACTAGCTAAATATTCATTTCTTGCTGCTTGATAGTCTGCACCATACATTTGACTAGGAACTGTTGAAGATGTAAAACCTCTTGTTACTACTTGCCCAGCTTCATAACTAACATTAGGTCCAGTTATTCCTAATTTATTTTTAGCATATTGATCTGCTTTTATGCCTTGTACTACTGCATTTGATTTAGCAGATTTATTAGACATTCCCTTTTTTGATGACGATGGTGTATTACTACTCAAATTTCTTCTCCATCTCTAAAATATCCTTGTTGTCCAGCACTAGAAAATAAACTTCTATTTCCTAATAAACCTTTACCCATTCTTTTCTTTTTTCTTTTTTCTTGTTTTTCTAGTCTAAGTTTTTCTTCTTCTTCTTTTTTACGTTTTCTTTCAATATCTTCACGCAGAGCTTTGTCTGCTTCTGTTTCTCTATATCTTGTTGAACCGAATAAATTTCCCATGAGGTTTATAAATCTATCTCAGAATATCCTTCTTTTTTCAACGCACAATATAATTGATAGGGTGTAAAGATCCACCATTTATTATAACCTATTAATCGTTGAACATAACTCACACAACTATGTTCTTTAATCCATGACCCCATAAAGCTAGGAAACCCAGTCTTTTTATGTTCCATTTGACCATCTAAAACTACTCCGTTTCTCATTCTAATCATTCTAAAAAAGGCTTCTGCTGTTTTATCTGTAATTGTTTCTACTAATACTTGACCAAATATATATTCTATAATTAGCCAATGCTTAGTTGTTGGATCATAACTAATACACCCACAGTGTTTAAATCCTTTTCTAAATTTCTTAGTATGTTTATGACCATCTTCATTTTCAAAGAAATAAACTAAAAATTTGTTCTGTTTTGCCATACTGATTTCTTTTTCTTCTTGTCAAAGATATTCCAACCCCTAGTTTTAACTACAGCACTAGGTGTTGATATTCCTACTGTTAGCTGTTTACCTTCTCCAGCACCCATTAACATATACTGCAACGCATCGTGTACATGGGAGTATTTGTTTTTATTAGGCTTTTCATCATAACGATCTCCAGATGTTTGTATTCTTCTATAATGGTAGCCACCATTAAAACCTTTTTTAAGGTTCACACAACTATTATTTAATAAAAAACCAGACTTACCCTCTACTAATCTACTTAAAGCTGTTTCTACTGCCTCTATACGCAGAGAAACGTCATTACTTGGAGCTGGTCTAGCCTTAACTCCTTGTGATCTCATAATTTGAAAGGGTGTTGCTTCATCTGTCTGCACTCTAAAGTCTCCAGCTGGATCACCATAGATGTCTATTGATAATCCTTTATATGTTTTAGCTATTTCATGTTTCAATAATTCAGTAAATCTAACTATACCCATATCAAAACATACAAGTTCTTGTAAGATTACCCATCTTCCACTTGATAGTTTCTGTCCAAAGACTGCTGCTGGTGTTAATCCAAAATCAATACCAATAAAAACATCTGTAGGAAAAGGAGTAATTACTTCTGTACTAAGATGTATATCTTCACTCCAACTAGGATAGACAGGCTTGCCTTCTTCTAATGATCCTAGTTTATTCATTACATAAACATCAATCCACCCTTTAGTTTTTCCTTTAACTATGTTCTCATAATAAGCATCTGTAATGTATTTTTTATTTTCGCATAAAGGATTTCTATTATATCCTGTTAGTTCACCCTTATCATCTTTAGTTTCTAACAATGCTGGGGGTTGTGTATGAAAACTCCAGTTATCAGGCTTAACTAACATCAAGGCTTCTTCTCTACCAATATGGTCAGGCACTGGTACATCACCAGCCATGACTGCCCACCAATGATCTTCTTCAGGTGCGTTGGTATCTGCTATAACACCATACCATGATGCACCACCATCACGCATGGAAGGGAATCTGCCTACACGCATAGTACAAGCATCAATGATTGACTTAGGTAATTCTCTTGCTTCATTAACCCAAACACCAGTTAGTTCTAATGATAAAAGTTTTTTGACATCTTCTGGTCTATCTAATGCAAGAAATATAACTTCTAAGTCTGCATCGCCAATAGTTATCTGATGTGTATAGGGAATTGACCATCTAAAAGGTCCGAAGGTATTTTCTGGAAACCAATCCAGCCATGTTTTAATTGTTGTAGTTTTTAATTGAGGGTTCGTGTTTCTGATAACAGCCCAACGAGACTTTCGTCTTCCATCACTACCTTTAGACTGCTGAAGTGACCTTCTAAATATTTCAATACAGCAAGCAACTGACTTACCGCTACCAACTGGTCCTCGAAGTCCTCTAAAGAAATCGTTTGATTTAAGAAAGCCTCTAAGTGTTTGTCCATCGGGTTTATAATTAAATTCCATTACTTGACTTTTGCAATATGCTCAATCAGTAACTTCTCCCTAACACTTGGTCCTAATGCTTCTATCATTTTATCAGCTTCTTTATTAGTTAATAACTCCTCTGGTAAAAATTTAAGATGAACTTTCTTAACTATCTTTCTTAATCTTTGTCTATCTTGGAATGATAAAGGAAATTGCTTTCTATTATCAATATCTACTTCAGCATCAATCGGATCAAAGTCAGGTGGTCTGATTATTTCCGACAATATTACTTTTTCTTTTTAGCACTCATCTTTACAGACTTTTTGGTAGCAGCTTTTTTAGCAGCTTTCATACCAGCTGGTGTATAAGGAAAAGTTTTTTTTCCAACTTTAGGCATTTGGTTGTTTCTCCATTATTTTTGTTTTAAATTCAATAAACTCATCAACTGTTTTGTTGATAGTTCCTGTTCTTAATTCAAACAGCTGTTCATTTTTTAGTTCTAATCTATCAGTTAAGAATTTAACTTGTAGGTTTAGTTCATTAACTTCTTTCTTTAACACCTTGTTCTCTTTACGGAGATCATGGTGCTTCTTTTCTGATGGTGTCATAGCCATATACCCTTTCTACAAAAAATTTTTACAAACTTCAAGAGTAAAATCCAGCTGGATGAACACCATGTCATAACCTGACAAGCTAGAACTTATGTAAGTTCCTTTTTGAAGTGTTGTTTATTTAATATATCTATAAGGATAAACTATATCAATGCACATAAATTGTTCATTGACAGATTAGTAGGTGTCTGAACCTAAAAATATTTCATGTTCGTCTTTCTCAAGACGCTTTTTGCCCTTTATAATGTTTACCACAAAGAAAATAATAGCGATTATTCTCATTTATTCCGAAACTTCCCCATTCTTTACAGTCTTTAACCGAACAAACCTTATATTTAACTTGTTCTTCTCTACTCCAGTTCAGGATTTGAACTATGTTGAAGTACTTTTTTGACATCTAATGTTTGTGTAACACCTGTTCACTACCGAATCAAGCAGTTTTTAACCCCCCACCCCCTCGTAGTGAACTAAGCAGTGTTGTCTGCGTTTCAAACTATCCTAGGTCTATGTTGATCTTCAGTTGTCCTTCGACACTATGCTGAACTTTGTCGGGGGTGCGTAGACCAACCCTGTCAAGTATATCTCTACTTGCTTCTAACTGTACATACTCACTCTTGGCTCCACCAGCTAAATGGACAAGTTTGTTTGACGCAACCACTGCTCCTAGTCCTAGTGTTCTCGCACACTGATCCATCATGTACTTTTGTACCTTTGATGTTCGTAGTGTTCGTGACGCCTGTACTCTACCCCCATCTTTCGTTGAATATCCAGCCTTTACTGATGCTTCTTTGATGCTACATCCTGTGGCTACAAGTGTATCTACCAACCTTACTTGCTTGGTTGTTAGTCCATACTTTGCTACTGCTGACTTCTCTTTGTCGGTTAATTGCGTTTCTTGCGTAGGCACCTCTTGTTAGTTATAGATAAGAAATATTGATGTCAAGAAGAAAATGGAGACATTGAATATCTTACTGAATACACTGCATATTTTGTTGGGGGTACACAACCCCCAAACCCCCACTTATCTCATAAAGGATTCTTAAATCCTTTAGAACCTAGCTGGGAAACTAAGTAAAAATAATAATAAAGAGGACAACTTGACTATGCATACATTATTACGCTGGGTCCCCACCCAGCGATATAGAGAATAACAAGTGGTCGCAGTAACTGCCAAGCTCTTTAATATTATTTTCTATTAGTTTCTTTAAAATACAAGGCGTTATCATGGAGATAACACCATATAACAATATTATAAAATATATAAATAATATAAATTATAATATCTTAAATAGGAGAACTAAAATGACTACAATAGAACAAAAAGAAACTGAAGTACTAGCATCTGTTAAAACTGATACAACATCAGCATTAACTACTCAACATAAAGCATTGTTGCAATATGATGATATGTTCAATCTAAAATGTGAGGTTGGCTCTGAGATCAGAAGATTAGATTACAGAATCAATAATCAAAAATCATTGATGGACGCAAAAGCTATTGAGTACCAAAAACTCAAAGAAATTAATGGTTCTAACATTAATAGTGTTAAAGCATCATTTCAAGGTCAAGAAACATACTCACAACAATTAAGCAAAATTGAGTGGTCTGTTGAAAGAATGCAATATACCCTTGAATTACTTGAAACCAAGAGGCAAGCAACTGTTGAGTTTTACGAAACACACATTGAAAAATATGTTCCTTATTCATCTGGTAAAGTTAAAGATCTAAAGAACTTACAATCAAAAAGTATTAAAGGTCAGGAGTGGTTAGCAAAACATAACCAAAAATTACCAAAGGTTATTACTGGATCTGAATTGATACCAGCGATTGCTGAATAAGGTTTTTTCATAATAAAAACATTTTATGATAAGGCGTTAATACGCCTTATCTGGTGATAGTCATCACCAAAAAAATTCGGGTTGCATACGCAACCCAAAAAAAAAAAA